TAGTACTGGTAAAGACGTTTGCCATTTGTTTTAGTCTCCTAGACTATGAACGGAATTAGGACTGAGAGCGTAGGAAGGCTAGCAATTCATCTGCACTTTGCGCGTTGTCCAGTTTCATTTCTAACTCATCTGCTCTCTCGGGCGATACACCGCTCTGAGCAATCACATCTTGCTGGCGTAGTGCCGCAAGATTCTGTTGTTTTGCTTCATCCTTGACTTCTGCTTGATAACCAATCAGGTCTCCATTTTCTTGGAGCCATCCATCCAGAGATTCCTCTGTGACATCATCTAAGTCTTTAAGGATAAGCCGTGCTGCTTTAGCGTTTATGCCCTTCTTTTCTAGGACTTCTTTGACGGTTCGCTCACGCTGCGCCTTGGAAAAAGTCTCAAGTTGCTCTGTGAGTTCCTTAATACGCTTTTCATCTGCCCGTTTTGCCTTGCGAAGTTTCTTCACTAAGTCATCACCAGTCAGATTTACTTCTGTATCTTGGTCTTCGTCTTCTTCATCCCAGTAGTTGTTGCTCATAGCAACCACCCTTTCTGTCGTTGTTATCGCAAGCCACAGTTCTATCCAGGGGTAGATAGGCTGGCTCTTGCTACCAGTCTTTTACACTGCGTGGGGCTGGTCGGTCCACGTCAGGATTCTAGAATTGACCGCCTATTTGACGTTTAAGTGAAGTTCTAGCAGCACCACTACTGCCACCAAACTCCGCTATTTCACGTTCTGTTAAGCGTTGTCGTTTACGTTGTGCAGATGCAAGAGTATTAAATACTTCTTGTTCTGCTTCTGCTAACCCGTAACCTTCAAGGGTTGTTCCATAAATATCAGATAGTTTCTGAGCAGAAGGTAAGATATTTGCAATGGTTGCATAACCACGTTGTGCTTCAGCCTGAGTAATACCTTGTCTAGCCAATTGTTCCGCAACAGATACACCAGGTTGAATACCCTGTACCCTAGCAGCAGCACCGATTTCGGCAGCAGCAACTTGTGTTTGAATCTTTGGCATTTGTTGATTAGGGTCAAGCACGTAGGCAACAAGGTCTGTATCGCCAATGCCATAAAAATCACGCAAAGTTTGTGCAATGGCTGGGTCAGCATTACGAACTCGCTGAACTGCCGTAACTACTCGGTTAGAAAGTTCCGCAGCAGATACGTCATTAGAAATAAACTGACTGACATAATCATCTGTATCAAATTGATTTAAGCCATATGAGCGAAGAATTTGGCGATATCCATCTTCAAGATTTAAGTATTCGGCTGGAGTTAATACTTGCAAACCTTTTTTAACGCGGTCTTCATTAGCCTTAAATCTGCGTTTGTATTCTTCAGAATCTTGCAGGGCTAAAGTAATTGTAGTTTCATTGGCTCCTTCTTGAGCCAACCTTTTAATTGTAGGAACAAGGCTTTGTAAATTATATCGGGTAAGTCTGTCAGTCATTAAAGCAATGATTGACTCACGCTGTATTTGTTGTTCTTTTTCACGGGCTGCTTGTTGTTCTGCGTATTGTTTAGCCAATATATCAGCAGCACTCATACTACCTGCTGCTGGAGTTGCTGATAGATAAACATTACCACTAACATTAATATCGCCCGCTGCTGCTGTTGCTTTATTTAATGCTGCTAACGCTGCTTCAGCAGCCGCTTTTGCAGCAGCATCTCTAGCGGCATTTGCTGCCGCAAGTGCTGCTTCTAATCTAGCCTTTTCGGCTGCTGCTGCTTCTGCTGCTGCTTTAGCCGCTGCTTCTGCATCTGCCTTAGCCTTTGCTGCTGCCTCTTCTGCAGCCTTTTTTTCTGCTTCACTTTTAGCAAGTTTTTCGGCAACTCGGGCTGCTTCTTCCAATTCTCTAGCACGCTGTGCAAACGCATCTGCTTCTTTTAATGCTGCTTCTGCTTCTACTGCTGAAGTATCTATAACTTCTCTTTGTATTGTGGGTCTATCTGCTTCTTCACCCATTCTAAATCTTGCTGGGTCAAAAGAAGGCGTAGGAACTGTAGGTCGCATTGGCTCAATAATTTCTTCAACAATTCTTGCTCTTTCGGCTGCTCTTTGTTTTGCAGTCTTTTTAGCCATTACATTAGCCCCATATCACTTAGCACCTTGTAGGTAAGGTTATTGACGCTATCTCTTGCATTGTTAGTCAACTCCCATTCAGGGGTCATACGTAACTCACGCTCAAACTGCCACAATGGTTTAACCGCTGGCTTGCCATCTTTGTCTGTGTACTGAAGTGCAGCACGTAAACGCGGGTCTTCAAATGTAACTGAGTCTGGGTCTACTTCTAATACAGAACCAATAGCACCTTTGTATGCCGAAGCAATAGCATCCATACTAATACCAGCATCAATCTGGTCTTTATAACCAGGAAATGCGCTGGCTGCAAGCATACGGACTTCAGCCTCAATATCTTCAGTAGTAGTTCTACCTAAGAATAAATCCTGTGATTTTTGTTTCCAGTAGTTTTCGTCAAGATACTTGCCAACACCAAATGAATTAGCATAAGTTTTAGCAGCAGAAGTATCACCAAGAACTTCTCCGCCGTAACCAGTGACTAAACCAGATGTAACAATTAGTTCTTTAAGTTGGTCTTCTGACATACCTGAGTCATAGGCTGATTGAGCCAGACCCATAAACAACTTATTATCCATCTTAAGCCCAGAATTAACTAGACTCTTGCGGGTAGATAACTGATACTTATCTAAACCATCTTGGTACGCACCAGGCTGTGAAGCCTTAGCCTGTAAACGGGTACGGGCTGTAGCATTATTATTGCGGTAAAAATTACTAGCCATTACGGCTGAATACATACCATCAATATCGCCTCTGAGCCAAGCCTGCCAAGCAGCCTCAAGTTGTGTATCAATATTCTTGAGGGCAAGAATCATTTGGATAGTTTCAGCAACTGCTGGGTTAGCGCTAGCAGACGCTTTGTTTTGCTCCGCTATTTGCTGTGCTGTTAATATGCCAGGTTCAGCCATTAGATTCCTCCTGACATAATCTTTTGTAGTTCATCCATAAAGTTAAAGGCTTGACGGCGTTCATACTCAAGCGGGTTTTCTTGCTTTAATTGTTCTTGCAATTTTAAAGATTGTTTTTGTTCGTCAAAGCCACCTTTACGTCTAGTTACTAATTCGCCACCTTCTATGGCAGTAGTAGTAACAATGCCTCTTTTAACTATCTTATTTAGTTCTTTTAACTTGGCAGAACGTTGTTCTTCTGTTGGCTTACGACCAATAGTTTCAAGATAAATACTTTCAATAAAAGCATTTAATGCTTCCTTGCTAATGTCTTGAAACTCACGGCGCGGTAAATCTCTTTCATCTGCACCAGCAGTAGGTATGACGCCTTTGACAAAGTCAAAAAAGTTCTGCGGGTCTTTTAATGGTTCATTTAAAATAAATACAGACTTAGAATACTCACTAATTAACTGGGCTAAAGCAGAATTAAATTGGTCAGAGCCTATGTCTTTTCGTTCGTAAACTTCTTTGCTAATTACTTTTCTTTTATATAGTTCTTCAAAAAAACTATTTAATTGTCCTGTTTTTTTCAAGTCATTAATTGCGGCTGCTTTAACTACATCATAATTAGTATCGCCTTTTAATGTACCATCTGAAGTAAAGTAAACGTAAAAAGGATTATTTTGTTTATCTGCTAAATAAGTTACTCCATCCCGCTGCGGGTCTGTATAAACCTTTAATCCATATTTTTCTATTTCAGCCTTAAGCGGATTAGCCCCTGCTTCATATTGAGCAATCGTTTCAAGTTGCGCTCTGTTTGCAGGCTCTCCTTTACCTGCATATTCTTTTTTGGTAAAAGTAGTTTTGCCTTGCTGATAGTTCTCATAGGTAACATCTTCATCTGCTACTTCACCAGCAGGAACAATCTTCCATTTTCTAGTTGCAGTTGAATAGACAAGTTTCTTGTCACGGGTTCCTTTAAGCCAGGTCTGTAGCGTATCATTATCTGGTTTTGGTATTTTAACTTCTGCCACTTTATACCCTATACGTGTCTCGTGAATAGTAATCCAGTAGAGTCTGGAATACTGCTCGGTTGGCTTCTTTGATAATCAAATCGCCTTCTAGCATTTGCGCTAGCAAGGCTTCAATATCTGCTTTACGTTGACGCTTTATATCAGCAAAGTTTTTAGCACCCCTTAAAGATGGGTCCTGTGCTAACTGAATAAAGTTTCTCATTTCAGAAATTGCAACCATCATTTTAGACCTGGTTGCTTCAGGTATCTTAAATGCTGGGTCTTGAACCATCTGCTCAAGATTTTCAAACATTACGGTTTCACTAGCAATTTCAAACCCACCGCCAGTAATAATGGCATCTAAGAATGGATTAGCAGCCTTCATAGATTGACGCTCTATTGTGGCGTTGTTAATAATAGCCCGTCTTGCTGTTGGGCTACCTGTAGTAGCCAACGCTTCTTTTTCTCTACGTGCTATTTCAAAATAAGCGCGTTTATCTTGAGATGTCATTACATCTAAATAATATTTATCAAGGTCTTTATTTTTAATAAACTCTGCTGCTTCTAGGTACGCATAAGAAGAAGCATCAAACTCTCCGACTTTAGGCGCAAAGATAAATGCTGCTTCGCCATACTTATCAACCAATGACTTATTATCAATATACCAATCTTTCATTTCTTTAGTCTTGGCAATTAAAGTATTAGTTTGTTTTTCGTCACGAGATACCGTATAAACTAATTTGCCTGGGTTGTTTCCAATAAATGAAGCAACAGCCATATCGTATGGATTCTGTACATCTGCTCCATACTTTTTGGTTATAGCATTAACATAATCATAAAATTCAGCACGGACGCTAGTAAGCCCGACAGCCTTTAGATAATCAGGAACATCTTTACTTTCTTGAATAGTTGGGGCTACTGGTGCTAACAATCCAAGGACTGAACGCATAACCAAAATGTTATGTGCGGATATACGAATATTTTTCAGATACTCATATTTTTCTTCAGCGGTAGCATTAGCATTAGGTATATTGCCACGGGCTGCGTTAAATGCAATAGCCTGCATAGCAGCAGTTGCTTCTTGCCTATCCTTTTCAGACTTAGGCAATAGCGCATAAATACGTTGTAGTGGTGCTGGTACCACGGCTTTCACAAGAGTCATATTTTCGCCAATATCACCTAAAGCAAAATTATCTATTTCTTCCGCTGTTTTCTTAAACCCTAAACTGCCAAGAAGATTCTTCATACCTAATATACTTAACGCTGCAATAGGTCCAGAGAAAGTAGGAACACCAGACTGGTCATCAAATGATGGATTAGCCAGTTTAAGTTTAAGTGTAAAGTCATTAAACAATGGTTGCTTAAACCCAGTTGTTCCAGAAAATACTCTAGTTACTGACTCTACTGTCTTAAAGATAACATCGTCCATTGGCATCATTAAGTATGGGTCGCCATTAGCATCTTCATATAAACCGCCATAAGCATCAATACCAGTATGGGTTAACCTCATACGATACAAAGCCCGTGGGGCTACATCTTTCATACGGTACACGCGGCGCCAAAAATCTTCAGTAGCACGGTAGAAACGACCAACATTTCTTACAGAAATAGCAAAATTAGTTCTAATGTTTGGATTATCTACATATTTCAAAACAATATCGGCAGCCTGTTGTAAGGCAATTTCCGTATATTTCTTTTGAACTATATCAGTAACATCATCTAGCATATCTTGATAGCGAGTAATCTTTACTTCACCACCGCCAGTACCCCTTGGAAGATTCAAACGTTTTTCTTTGTAAATAACTTCATTAAGTATTCTTTTTTGTTGTGCTTCACTTAAATTAAAAAAGTCAATATTACGGTCTTTGCTTAATTTTGCGGCTAATGCCTTGTAACGCTCATCCATTAACTTCTTTAAATCTTGAGCCTCTAAAATTTTATAGTTTTCTCTAATACGAAAATACGTAGCCCATAAAGCAGGTTGGCGCAAGATGCCAGTAACCTGACGGTCCATAATATCCATCATATTGCTGCCTAATTTTGCCCAGGCTGATTCTTGGTCAACAATTCCTTCTACGTCTATAAAGTCAATATCTACATATAACTTACCGCTTGGTTGGTAGCCTTTAGTTAAATTAGCAAAATCATCAAATTCAATAGACTGTGCTGCTATATTCCATTTATTTTTAAATGGACGGCGACCAATAGTTGCTACTTCGGCTGCGGTCTTGGCTGCTGCTTTTTGTTTATCGGCTGCTGCTTTTTGTTTAGCAGTAGCAGTTTTACTTTTAATAATTAGTTCTGCTTTTTTAATGATTACTTCTGCTTCTTTAACTGCTTTTTGAGCACCAAGTTCTTCTGCAACATATCTATCGTGGCTTTTTTTAACTCGGTTATATAAGCCAGCATTAAATTTAGTAGCAGAACCGTGAAAGGCTGTATACATATCTAAAAGGATGCGGTCAACAATATCTGTTGCCATCTCTACTTCTGATAAACCGCGCTGACGCAAATCTGTAGTACGACTTAAAGCACCAATACCATTAGCAAGAGCCTTTGGGTCTTCTACTTTATGAGTTACCGTAGGAGATAACCCTTTACTTGTGGCTGCCTTTTGAGTCCTGACTATGCCAAGAGCCTGAAGCAATGTATCCTTTGCTTTAATATAGTCATCTTCTGATTTAAGAGCATTATTTTCAAAGAAAATATCTACAGGTTTAAACTCATAACTAGTTTTAATTGGAAAATCTTTACCGCTAGGGTCACGGATTATTTTTTCTCCAACTACAATCTTATTGTTGCCATAAAAATATTGTGTAAATTTTTGGTAATGAGCACCAGCAACTGCTCTGCCACCAAAAGCCTGAGACCTTTCCAGGTCTTTAGTATCTACAAGTCTTCCCTTTGCCCCAGATGTTAAGTCAGCATCTCTTAACGCTTTTTCCCAGTTGTTAGGAAGCAGGACTTCCTCCGCAAGTTCAGCGCCATAACGTCCACCAGCGCTAGCCTTAGCAACTATAGAGTTAGTCATACCAGTAACTACGCCAGCACCGTGTATGTTTGCCTGAATAGTCCAGTCAAGTTGTTCTGGGCTAATCTTATCTGGCAAAATCTTAGATACATAGTTACCAACATCTGTAACAATGTCGGCTTTAGATACCATTTCTTCAGGAATTACATTTTGATAGGCTAAATCTTGTCTAATTTTATAACGCTGGCTAACTGGTAATGCTTCAGCAGTAACAGGCGCACCCATTTTGCGCTTAAAAGTAGCAGCAAAACCTTCAGTTGCACGTGAACCACTAATTGCTGTAGCAATTTTTCCAGCAGCACGACCAGCAGCAACAGCCTTTGGCAAGAATGTATTAACAATATCTCTGGCTGGCGCAGTAAGTAAGTACATAACGCCTTCATCAATAGCGCTTCGTATACCTAAACGTGGAAAAAGAGTCAAGATAGTCCAGGAATTAACAAGGTTTGTAGCAAATTTAGATTGACCAGCGCCTTTAGTTGCTGCTTGTATAAGGTTAGTTTTGTTTCTAGCCTCATAACCTAGTTGTGCTAACTGCATATAGTCAAGGCTGCCAATAGCGTTAGCCTCTTGGAAGGGATGGATAATGCCAGATGACTCATAAAATATACCTTCTGGCAAAACTTTTACACCAGTACGACCAATTACACCCTTAAGATGGTCTGGCACCTGTATGTTTTCAAGCATACCTGCGCCTTTAGCAGAGCCAAAGTGTGATTGCAATTCTTTTTCAATAATTTCTTTACCTTTTGAGTGACCATCTATGCCATACTTTTGCATAATTGCAAAGTAAAGACTTCGCAATACAGCAACCTGGTCAGCAGCATCGGCATTAATAAATTTTATAGTTAGAAAGTCTGCTAAGTCTCTTGGCAAAACCTGACGGGCAGTATCTCTAAAATTGTCTGCGGTATCAATAGCGTTATCGCCAATCTTGATAGAGCGACCTTGTGGGGATTTAGCAAAGGCTCTACCGAATCTTTCACGTCTAGATAGATTCTGCGTAAACTTTTGTATTTCGGCAATCTGTGGACTGACATAACCAGTACTTTCGGTACCAATCTTTGTAAGAATGTCCCAGGTAGATTCACCTTTAGTTTTAACTTCAGGTAAAGCCATAGCAGGATTTAATTGTTTATCTATAAAACGCCCAAAACCAAAATCTAAAATACGTTGATTTCTGGCAGTAGCAATACCAGTTCTAAAGAATTGAACTCCTTCAACTTTTCCAGCAATTAAATCAAGAGTTGCATCTACATCGTTGCCAAAATATTTTACGGCAGCGTTTGCATTGTAAATCCTATTATCTTCAAGTAACTTAATCCACTTATCATTGGCGTGACCAGGGAATCTACTTTTGATTTCACGAATAACTTTTGACTTTTCTTCTGTTCCTTTAGCACCAGATAGTCTTTTAATTTCTGGACCAATCTCATCATCCCAGTGCTTCCGCAACAAAGGTGAACTGTCAAATACTTTTTGAACGCCACCTGTCCCATATTCTTTAATGCTGGCAACCATTCTGTCACCAATGTTTATATCTGCCCAGCCTTTACTTGCCAAGAAAGGGGCAATTTTAGAAGCACCAAATGTAAGGTAAGTTAATGGGTCAATCAAAATCTGATACATAAAGTCAATAAAACCAGAAACATTTTTTGTTTGACTGCTAATATAATCTGGTGTTTTAGTGCTTGGTTTATTTAACATACGGGCAATATCACGACCAGGTGAAACCTGGGCGTACTTAACTGCATCCATTACCTGTTTAAATCCAGCATCATCATTAAATGCTTTAGAAAAAGCATCTAAGAAACTTTGCGATAGTTTTCCTTGTGACTCAATAATTTCGCCAGGTTTCTTGCCCATTAATAAACCTTTGGCAACTTCTACATTTTCTGCACCAAAGTCTTGAACTGCTTGCTCTAAAGCACCTTCATCAAAAACTTTACGCCCGTCCCAAGCATCTGATAAAACATCCATACCAAAGTTCTCACCCTGGGCTGTTTGTCTACTAATAAGATACGGTAAATTAAGAACTCTGCCGTAAGCACCAGCAGCCTTAAATGTATAAATTAAAGGACTTGCTAAACCTTTTGCAACACCTTTGGCTAACCCTAATACCCTATCTCCAAAATCTGCAGCAGGTTTTGCATAATCAGCATCAGGATAAAGAAAACGCAACATATCTTGAACTTGACCGTCTAGTTCATTAAACTCATTCCTAGCCGTTTCAATAGGCATACCAATAAGTTTTTTATTCTTTTTTACGGTACGACTAAATTGTTCTATTTGAGTTATTTGAGTCTTATCAAGATTAGCCGCTTGAGCAGCAGCGTAAATGTTAGGACTGACTTCGGCTACAGAAAAATCTATTTTGTATGCCATTAGTATCCTTCATCAACAAGTTGTCTATAAACTAATTCTGAGTCTCCGCTAGGGTCTAAATCTGAAAGTAATTTAAAAGTATCAACTAAAGAAACCGTAGGCTTAACAGGCATAGGAGGCAATATTTCAGAGCCAGGACCAGCACCCATATCAATACCAGCCATAACAGGTTGATTTTTATTTTGAGTAGGAGCCGTAATACTAACAACATCTGGCTCAGGAGCGGCATACATAGGTGCAAGCCTTTGATTATTGTAAGTAACTTGACCTTCTCCTTGGGGTAAATCAGGAATATATTGAAGTGGTTGCTGAGAAACGTTAAGGTCTGTTCGTTTAGCATCTTTGCCGATGCCAGAAACCACTTCTCTAATGTCTGCCATTAATCATCATCCTCATCATCAAAGTCTGGCTTACGGATTGGGTCATCTGCTGGAACTATCCAATCTGGATAACTTGTTCTGTCCATAGCAAATGCCATTGCGGTACCTTCATCAAATCCTGCACGAACACAAGCATCATAAACTTCTTTAGCAGCAATAGCCCAAAAATCAATTTTTACCAATACAGGCTCTTTAGTAGTTTTTCTACGCTTAGGTGTAGGTTTAGCCTTTTTGTTTACTTTTTTACGGGCTGGCATAACTACCTCCGTATCGCGGTTCTAGCGCTAGCGCTTGCTTGTCCACCTGCTGTCAAACTAGATAAAAGTGTTTGTAAGGAAGGAGCGCCTCCTGCTAGCGCAGCGGGAGCAGGGGACGGTTGCTCAACCATAGGAGCACCAGCAGGAGGTAATTCTTCAGGGGTAAAGACTTCTTCAACTGCATCCTCAATACTCACGCCTTTTTGGCGTGCTTTAATTACATCTGCAACCTTCTTAATAATTTGCGTAGGGTCTTGACCGCCAACCGCCATTTGTGGAATTGCTTGTGTATAGGCTTGAAGAGATTGAACTAAGGCTTTACGCATATTTTCAATCTCAATTTTTTCTTGCTCTTGTGTTACATTAATACCAAATGGCAACTCACGCATAGCAAGGTCTGTAGAAATTAATCCACCGCCCAAGGCTTGAAGCATAAAGATAAGACCCTGTGCTGGATTAAGCCCTGCCAACATTCCATAACGAACATCGGCTGAGTAATCCTTTTTAATGTCCTTGCTTGGTTTATAGGTTAGGCTATAAGGCGAACCAGCATCTACACCACGGATAGTCTTCTCAAAGTCAAAATACTTCTCATCAACTTCAAAACAAACAGAAATTACGTCACGAAGTGTACTTGCAAAAATAGCCTGAGCAGATTTAACTTGGGTATCAAATCCACCCATAAGTGCCTGCACACCTTGTCCCGTGATAATGCTGGCATCAATATTTCCAGTACGTCCCTCTGGATAACGTGTTCCAGTACGCAGTTCTTGTTGAAGCAATGCTTGCTCAGTAAATGCCCCAGGCGGGATATTTAAATCTACACGGCGAACTGAACTCGGTGTAGCGGTACGAATAATTGCATCTGGTCCCATCTGCAATTCATTAACATCTTGAGGCACAACAATTGGAGCCTGTACAGACTTTTCCGCTGCTTCCATCGCAAGTAATGCGAACCTATTGCGAAGCAACTGAATACCTAGTACGTCATCAAACTGTCCACGCAATTCACCATCAAGAGATGGTCGCTTTGCGATAATAACCATCATCTTCCCAAGCGGATTTTTTGCTTGTGAAAGAATTAAGTCATTCTTGCTTGGCACATATATTACAGATTGTTCAGAATCGTAATAACGGATAATTTCCATCTGACTGTTTAGGTCTTGGTCATATCCTTCTTTGCCAAGAAGTAGTGCTTCATATTCGGGGAATGACGCTATTAACTCACCTAGTGGTAAATAATAACGTTTTGCAAAGGCAATGCAGCGCCCATAGCGGTCAAACTCTGGGTAAGCGCCCACTGGGTTTTCTATACGTATGCGCGGCAGCCCTGCTTCTTCGTCTAGTTCTATTACAAACGGGACGAAACCGAATGTGATGTACAGGTCAGCGCCTGTATACATCTGGACCTGAAGGTCCGAATTAGCAAAATAATTAGCAGCAATACGGGTACGTGTATCAGCAAATTTGCGAGCACGGTCATTCGCTTGATTCGCAGCGGAACAGTTGACCGAAGGGAGTGGTGCCATAACTTCTGATAAGTCTTTAGCAACAACATCAATAAAATTTGCCACGACATTGGCATCTACTCCGTCTGGAAAAAAATCAGGATAGACAGAAGCAATCTCACCTTTACGAACAGCGAGAACATCTTGTTGTCGTGAATCACGACTAGCAGCACGGAAGCGTAGATTTTCTACTCGTGCTGATATTTGTTCTATTGATAGCATCTATTTCCTATCCGTATGTGTCTTGCCATTGCTCTGCAATAACGTCATTTATATTAACTGTGTAGCGTTTTTCTTTTTGTGCTCGTGTAGCCCAGCGATTATTTGCCCACTTTTGTAGGTTAGAATTTTGTTGCATAAACTCACGACAGCGCAATACTCCAAACCATAAAGCCATCACACAGTCGGTCTTACCTCTGGTATCGGGCTTCCAAGTTAGTAACTGCTGAACTAAAGCCTTAAGTCCTTCAGAGCCTTCAGTGCTAGGTAACTCCAGGATGTTGTTCTTCTGATGCTTTCCGTTTTCGGTAGAGCCGAAAAGTGTAGACATTCCAGCGACTCCGAAGTTGGTGTCCCATTTGTTTTTGCCCGTGAAGTGAGCATTGAGTCTAACGCCATAAGTTGCCAACCACTGTTGTAACTCTGAGTCAAGGGCGTAGGCTTTCTGATGAGCGTTGATTTCTACTCGTAGTTCTTGTGGCTTAAACTTATGAACAAAGTCTTCTATTGCTTGTTGTATCTTTTGTGGCGTAGGTTCGGACATATCCAAACAGTCCAAAACGTAAATTTTGCCATCGGCTCGGTTGTAGGTCATAGCAACAAAAGCAGCGCGACCTCTACCCATAGCAGGGTCAAATCCCACAATGGTGTAGCCCTCAAGATTATTAGGATGTCCAGCAGCGCCAGGTCTCAAAGGACCGCGCTTTCTCATCCCATTTATAGAACCCTGAACAAGTTCAGCGGGAAAAATGGAATCTTCTGTTACATCTTCTTGCTGGTAAACCAGCGCCCAGGTAGAAGGGGTTACCTCTCCGCGTCTTCTGTGAAGTGTCTCTCCATCCCATTTAGGATAGAGTCCGTCATCATCTGGCGTATCGTTGTCGCCATCCCAAGGAGAGTCACTTTTAGCCCAAAGCGTTTTCCAGTCTTTGGGTTTTTCAGCGTACTCAAGAACCGCAGGCATACCCATATAAGTGAAAGGAGACTTACCGCCCGACCAATGCTTTGGGTCACGGAGTTCCTTGTATAGGTCTGTCGGCGCAATTCTTGTCCCTACTACTAAAAGTTTGCCGTTCTTACCCAGACGGGTAATAACTTCCTTCTGAAGCCAGTTAATCTGCTTTTCATACTCGTGGGCGTTAGCCGTGGTAATGCAGTCATCCAAAATAATCAGGTCGGCACGGGCACCATAAATCTGTCCACCCATACCTAGGGCTTGGATGGTTGGGTCCTTCTCAGATGAGTTACGAGCATCGCTCCCAAGATAGACGGTATCAACTCGCCAGGTATCTGAGTCTTCTTTCCAACCCCCTTCTGGTCCAAATGTTGTCTGCAACTTCAACCAGCGCGGGTGGCTCAGTCTCTGCTTAATTGCGTACACGAACTCGCGTGCCTTGATAAGCGTCTTAGAAACTACGATGATTCTAACGTTGGGATTGAGAGCGATGCGGTAAGTAGAGTAGTTGACCGTAATCACCGTACTCTTAGCGTGCTCAGGTGGCACGTTTACAAGAAGGCGATTTGAGTCGCCCTTCTCATAAATCATACTTGGGTGGAGCCAACTAGGCTCTCTGCCCTCCAGCAAGTCAATCCAATCCTGGTGGTGGGGAAATACCCTCTGCTCCAGGAACATCTCAGAAAACTGTGGAAAACTAATATCGTCCCTGGCTATGCCAAGGGCGGTCAGGGAACGCTCTTTGGCGTCCTCTTTTGCCTGGGCTAGGTCAATAGCAAACTGCTTGTCCCTCAGACACCAGATACGGATGGTGTCGGGTTGCTTGCCAACCTCAGCCATCGCCTTATGCGGTGTCCAACCCTCGGATACAAGGGCTATAACTTTAGCCTTTGCGGCTGCCATAGCCTCTGTCCTAGGGTTATTTTTGCCCTTCTGAAAAGTCACAGACCTGTCCCATCTACATACTATACAGACAGTTAGTACAGCCTGTAGTAACAGATAGTAGATACAGTCTGTACGCAAGGTCCTAAAGACCTTGCTACTGTCTGTGGGCACTTTGTGCCCCTATATAGTATTAATCCGTTCAAACAGCCATTCCGAACGGTTTATAACAAAACTGTTATACAAGTCACATAACAGACTATACCAAAATAGGACATATTAGGACAGTGCAGGGGGCTAATAGTCTGTACGGGAAAATCTTTTCTATAGTGTACTACATAACTGTGGACCAGTTTTAAATAGTCTGGGGTCATTGAGACCCCTAGACTATTTGCTGTTAGCGTGGACAGTGCTGTTTGTATGAGCGCTGTCTGGGCTAACTGTCTGCTAGCCCTATTCAGGGCGCTGAGTAGATGGCTCA